GTATTTACCAATGCGTCAGCGTCTTCAATGCGTTTAACAAAATAATACCTAAGTTCATCTGTACTGTTTTCTGGTGTAGGCCAAACACTAACTGTTGGAGTAATTGATCTTGCAAAATAGTATTGAGTAGGCCGACCAGTAGTAGATTTGTTTGGAATATTTAAATATTCACCCCTAGAAATAGAGTTAATAGTTATGTCTGAATTATCTCTTCTAATAACAACATCAAGTAAATCCCCTACGGACTGAGCATCCTCTAGTGATGGAGAAGAAGTAACTGTAGTGGTTGCAGCACTTGTTCCGCCAGTAATAGTTTCATTAGCGGCAAAAGTAGCCGTTGGCACAGATATGGTTACAGTTGTACTAGATGGTTTTGTTAGAATAGATGCCGTAGCTCCGCTTGTTCCGCCAGTAATGGTTTCCCCTACAGTAAAGCTGGTAGATGCACCTATTGTCATTGTTATTGTACCAAGAGGATATTCAATTACTCCAGACGCAACTGTTTGAGAAGCAAACTTTATTGTCCATAAGTTAAGGCCCCGGTTAGCCCATTCAGCAAACAAGATATTTAAAGATCTTCTAGCTGTCTTGGCTTCGTATCCAGTTCGTATTTCTATGCCACAACGCTCATAAGCCTCTTCTATAATATCAGAGACGTCTAATTGAAAATCTGTTGAACCTGAAGTTGCCATCAGACTTTACCTTTCTTTTTATTAGTTTTTCTAGGCTTCCCCTTGTCGGTTCTAACTTTTCTTTCTACCACGGTTTTTTCTATTGGTTTTTCTTTTTGAAAGATACTCAATAGTCTTTTTAGAAACTCTTTCATTTTTCTTCCTTCGCGACGGTGATTTTGTAATTTGTTTCGCCATTTGAGACCGAGCCATAGTCATTGGATATTTTCCTTCTAATAAAATCTTCCCACAAAGGTGTGATCATTCGATGGTTCTCAGACACTTTAAAAGAAGTTAATTCGCTTGTTTTATCAAGCGAAATCAGGGTGAAGCACATCCAAGACATTACACCTGTAATAAAAACAACAATGACACTAGAAAATATTTGTTTTAACATTAACGACATTTCCACCGCTTTCTAGCTTGCCTTAAACGGCTGTTTGGATCTTTAGCCGCTTTTGGAAACTTTTTCATTTGACCAGCAGATCGAGCACAATATGACTTACGTCTTTTTGCATCTTTACTGCCTGCCTTCACCTTACCAGTAACAGCCGTCTTTAACTTACTGCCAGGGTTCTTTCTTCTATAAGACTTAACACCCGCTTTAGTCATTCCCGCACCACTTTTTGTGGGACGAAAGTTCTTTTTATTACGAGCAGGCATTTCTCCTTTAGAAGCCATCTTAAATCCTATGCGTGGTAAAACATCATCAAATCAACTGTGCCAACGATAAAAGTAACAAAACAACCGTCTTTAAATAAAACACCATCAGAAGGAACAAAAGGATCTTCTGATGAACTATCTGTTCCTATCGTTCTAGCCTGTATAAGTTCTGTGCCAGTTCCACCTTCATTCCTGATGTTTAGAGTTCCTGCTGTGCCACCAGAATAAACTGAAAAACCTTGAAGCCGACATCTGCCCGCAAAAACTACACCTAAAGCGTTGTTGTTAATACCTGCTGATACGTTTCCTGCTGGGTTGCCAACTGCTGTTATACTTGCAATTGTTTTAAAGTACCCAGAGCTTGTTGCTGTTCCAGCATTTGCTCCAGTTAAGTTCTCTGTAAGAGCAGAACCATTTACATCCGTACCAACTATATTAAATGATTTTGAAGAATCATTTCCTGCTGATAAAATTGTTACCTGTCTTCCAGAAGCATTTGTGACACTTCCGCCATCAGCTAAAGCACCGCCAATTACTAGAGCCGCGTTGTTACCAACGGAAGCCGCTACTGATATTCCGTCTGCGTCTAAAGCTACTTCATCGCTAATAATGACTGGGGTTACGTCTGATACCATTTCAATCTCCTATAAGAAAGGCGGGGCGTTAACCCCGCCAAATTAAACATTAGGCTGCGAAAAGAAACGTACCAGTAGTACCCGCGCCAAGATGCTGAAGGTTGTACGAGACATTCCATTTTCCTACTGTTGTGCAAGTAAAGTAGATGTAAGAACCAATGCTCATTAAATTTGTTGTCGCGTTTGCAGGAGTGAACTTTAACAAAGTTTCTCCAACAGTAGACGCATCAAACGTAACCGCGCTACTTCCACGGCTCTCCATAATGCTGCCCGTTTCATAAACATCACTGCCCGCGCAATCAAAACTTAAGAAAGCAGTGCCGCCAGTAGTGTCTACCGATTGAGCGTGTATACACACAACACCTACTGTGGCAGCAGGAAGAGTAGTAATCTGTTGTGCTCCGCCAGTAAATGGGTTGGTGTTAATTCCAGCAACATAAGAAACGGTAGCTCCTGTAGCTTTGGCAGTTACAGTTAAACCTTTTAAGGTGGGCATTCCGCCAGAAAAGACAGATCCAGCAACTGTAAGATCACCGCCGATTGTAGCATTTGTTCCGTATGTTGAATTAGTTGTTTCTACCCCAGTTGATGCAGCAACGGTGATGTCTTCAAAACCATTCTGCGAACGGACTGGTCCGTTAAATGTTGTATTAGCCATGTTATCTCCTTGTCGTGGCTAGAGTCAGTCGCGGGATGCAACTGTCAAGGTGCCTTTACGATACACCACCTTTTAACAAAAAGAAAGAGGGTAACTTATACCCTCACTCGCTTGATTTTTCTTTAAGAACCAATCCGAATATAGCACAGATAATACCCGCCCAAGTTAGTATTGGCATGGTTAATAAAATACCTAGCCCAACGCCAACAACAGCCGCAGCTCCATAACTTGAAGGCTCTTTTAATCTTCCTTTAATCCAATTCATTTACTCTCTCCTTGTTAAATAAAAAAGGGGCGACAAAAGCCGCCCCAAGTGGTTCCATAAGGCATATGGATTTACGCTCCTGGTGAGCCGAAGATACAACGAGGATCTGAGAAACCAAAAGAATATCTTTCTCTTGCTTTAAATCTCATGTTTCCTGTATCAAAATCAGCTTCCATGTTTGTGGATAGCGAAGTTCTTTCAAAATGAATCATTCCGCGTGGAGCGTCTGTCATCACAAAGAAAGCGTCTGAGTCGGTCAAGAAATCATTAACGGCATAACCCTCTGGAAGCATTCCCATTGAGCGCATAGCGTTAGTGTCATTGTCCGCTGTACCAGAACGAAGATTAGAAACCATTATTCTTTCAGCAATAAATTGAAGCTGACGAGGAATAACAAGTTTCATACCGCGTAGTGCTACTTTAAGACCACGTTCGTCGACAAACCCAGCAATATTAATTAACGCATCTTCAAGAGAAGTTTCGTTAAGATCTGCTGCTGTACTTGGTTCGTTAGCAAACGTGCCACCGTTGGTTAGAGGATGAGACGCATCACAAAGTGCAACTCCGTCACCTCCAGCTGATGCTCCAGCTGCAAATGCGTTGTTTAACACTGCTGCGGCTTTCACCTGCTTAGTGTGTGCCATTGATCGAGCGAGTGCACGAGTATAACGAGAAGATAGACGATCATAGAGATTATCCTCAACTGCTTCCTCTGTAATAGAGAACGCAAGTGCGATTGTCTCATGATTGTATCTCGCCGTATATGCTTCGTTAGCATCGTCGAAATTAACAGCGGAACCCTCCGACTTAGTCGGGGCGGCTCCAAATCCAGATAGCATAACTTCTTCCTCGAATGCACGATCTGAGGATTCAGTAGTGAAAATCTCTGAATGTTGGTTCTCGTACCTGGAATACTCCATGCCAAATAAAGCATTGAGACCAGGCTCTAGCTCTTTCGCTAGTTGTGCGCGTGATATAGCCATATCTTAGTCTCCTATACGCCAGTCGTAGAAACAGTAGCCGCTGCAATGGAGCCAGTAGGCGCATTGAAGTGGTTGTTTATACGAACGATTAGTGGGATACCAGCAACAGTGAAATCAGAATTATCTACATCATTTTGGATGCCCATAACTCTTAACGCCAATGTGTTGGTGGCTGCGACTGTATTCAAGTCCGCTGTTGCAGAAGAAATACCAGTAGTTGTAGAACCACTGTTACCCGTAGCAAAAGCAATATTAGCGAATACAGATGTAAGAACTTCCGCTTCAGTGTTCTGTCCTGCAACAACGTTAGATGTTGCAATCGTGAACAATTGATTTGGATCATCGTACAAAAAGGCTTTGACAGGGAATGTAGAATCCGCGCCAGAACCAGGCCAGTAGTTAGAGAATATTGTTTCACCAGTAGTTGAAGAAACGTACTCACAACCTCCGAAAACTCCTACAATAGCGACGTTACCACCAGCCGCAGCTTGTAGATCGTCAATGACACCCGCAGCTAACGGAATAACCGCCATGCCTTGGAATATTGGATTAGAGTTGTCAGAAGCTATGCGATATTCCGTCATCCCGGTAGAGTTGGTCGATTGACCAATTTTTCCCATCGGTCGGAGACCGAAGGAACCGTTAGAATTTGCCATAATAAGCTCCTATTTATAGCAGTTGAAATTATTCAGTGTCGCGATCGCGGCCACCGAAACTAACTCGACTTGATCTCCTATTTTCAATAGGCATTGAAGGGTGTTGTTCCTTCATCAAGTCTTGATCCACAGCTGTCATTTGATCACGGGTCCGATCCCGGTAATATGCGGTTCTCTCCTGTACTGTTTCTTCAGGTATTCGAGCAAGCATAAGCCCGCCGTTACCTATTACACCAGCATGTTTCCCATCTTCGATAGTAGCATAATCAGATTCAGGATGCTCATCAGCTCTTACGGGTTCCCAACCTTCACGCAACTTTGCATGAACGTTCATGGAATCGTCTTCACCTCTAAGGGATGTCCTAATCCAACGATGTTGATACCCAGGTTTGGGATCTGGTGCTTCTAATCTGCTTGGGGGTGCCCAAGGTTTTCTACGTGTAGTAGTTTCACGAGTTTCTTTTGATCGTTCTGTTCTGTCCGACATTATACTTTCCTCAATCTTTGACATACTTAGCGTACTCCTCTAAGGGGAC